GTTAAAAACACATGCTTTCCCTTCCCGGAACCTGTCAATTACTTGTTCGCCAAGAAGCTCTTCAGCTTCAGTCATTTCAAGATTCCCCATGAGAATTGTAGGTTTAAGCCAGCTGTACCGGCTGTCTATAACTTGGAATAACAACGCTTTTTCCGTATCACTACCAAACCTCATGTTGATTTCGTCGATTACAAGAATGCCGACGTCGCGGTATTTTCGCATAACGTCATGCGTTGTTGAGCGACTTTCCCGATTCCACGTAGATTTTATTTCCTGAGTTAACTCCCACGCAGTTGTAACCAGCGCGGTTACGCAATGGGTTTCAACTATTTTGATGGCAATGGCACATGCCAAATGGTTTTTGCCGGTTCCGGGTTTGCCGATGAAAATAAGGCCGGTAGAAGTTTCCCAGTTTTCCAGAAACTGTTTTATATGCTCCATGACTTTTCTTTGCTCACTGGTTGAAACATCATAGTTTTCAAGGGTTTTATCCCTGAATCTTGGCGGGATACCTGCTTTTGCGAGTAACATTTTCCCGAATTCCGCATGTTTGGACGATTCAATTTCCTGTTTGCACATTTTGCACCATACGGGGCCTACGGGTGAACCGTCTTTTTTTTCATGGCGATACATTTTGGTCTTGTGCTTGTTACATGTAGCGTCTATTTCTATTTTTTTAAATTCATAGGATGTTTCCATCGTCGTCAATTCCTTTCGTGTAATCTTTTTCACTCAAGCCAGTGAATTTATTGGGTTTTTCCTTGTTTTTCTTTTGAAATGGACTACGCATCCACGTCCTGAACGAAGCGTTAAAATCTTTAATCCCTTGTCCCCAGCTTCCCTTTGCTCTGTGGTAATCCTCCCAGCGTTTCAGTTCGGTTTTGACATCCATGTCCGGAAATTCAGATTCCATCGCGGAGATACAATCCTCGGTCGCGCTCGCGCGTTCCTTTCCCGTTCCTTTCCCGTTCCTTTCCCGTTCCTTTCCCTTCCCTTCCTTTCCCTTCCCTTCCACTAGTTCTGGATTAAGCGTTCCTTTATCTAGATTGAGGAACGCTTCATCTAGATTAAGCACAGGTATAACTGATTGATTTTCTTTGCTGTTAGGGCGTTGGTGTTTTAGAAAGTTAATAATTTGGATATATCTGCTGTTGTTGTGCTCATATCTGACAATCAGATTTGCAACTTGCAACGTGTCCAGGAATTTGTCCACATTACAACTGTCATAAGGCAAGATTTTAACTTTCAATTCTTTTGGAACATCCTTCAGTCTTCCCTCACGGTCAGCTTCACACCACAGGCCAATAAATAACAACCTGCAAAGCGCGGGGAACTCAGATAGTTTTGAGTCGGTAAAAAATTCTGGTTTCACCGTTCGGATTCTCATTTCAGGATTAAACCGTTTTTAAAAGGTGAGCGGGGGCTCATTGTTTGGACGATTTCTGGTGGAAGTACGCCATAGACGAGACCACCCGCTCGAACCTTTTTTACGTAGACAAAATACCGCACTTCCACCATACCAGCATCATTTCACAGATAAATCGTTACGTCAACAGCTTTTCCGCTCTCTTTCGCCTGCCATATTCACGACTGTATTCAAGATTCACCTTCTTCATCCGCACCAACGCACAAGGCAAGCAACGACGTTTCGTCCCGCGTGAAGGGACTACGTCAAACGTTGTACTGCAGTCCAGACATTTACGCATCTCAACTTTTTTCGGTTTGGACCGCTTGGTTCTCTTATCCTTTTTTGCCCTTTCGCCGTTATGTTCAAGGCATAAACCGCTTTTGCCTACCGCCTTGCTCTTTGTGCCGGAGCGCGTGTAACACGCCCAGCAGAGGCGGGCTTTTATCATCTTGTCTACGTCGAATGCGCCGTCCAGCTCGACAGGCATTTCATCGTTCATAAAAATACTTCAAGGTTGCGTTACGCTTTGAATGGTATGGGCAAACTTCGTTCATTTCGGCGCCGCTTTTTTCGTTCCTTTTTTGCTCTGCCTCATGCTGGGCTTGCACTTCCCCTTCGTCCGATTAACCTTTTTCTTTGGCATTTTTCTCCTTTCGTAAAATCTTGCCAGGGTCTATCTCCAGCCAGTGGCAGACCTTGATAAACATGGCCATACCTATTGGCTTGCCTTGCTCTATCCTTGTAAGTGAGGCGGAGCTTATGCCTATCTGCGTGGCGGCTATACGAACATCAATCTTCGCTATGGTTTTGCTACCGCAACTGCGGCAACGTTTTGTGCCTCGTTTTTCCATTACTTTTTTAGCCAGAATTTCTTGCGATTTTGTCATTTACTCTCCTTATTGATTTCCCTGTTTAGATACCAAGCGGCCTTTTTCAAATCTTCCAGACGCTTTCCTTTGTGGTCGGCGCGTAGGACATACTTGACAACGTTGCCAAGATTGTAGCCGAGGTCGAAGTCTTCTATCACGTCGATAGCCTCCATCGTTTTGCCCTTGTAATGTTCGGGGTTGATTGGGTCGTTTGTTTTGTCATCGGGCAGTTTTCTTATTTCTTCACCCACTATTACGTAATTTGCGTCAGTCATTCGTTCCTCTTTTTTTAATTGTTCTTCAATCATCTCTAATCGTAATTTTAATGTAAGTCGTTCAGCTTGCATCAATCCATACCCCATGTTATTCATCTCACCCACCTTTTATGCGTGTACATGGCGCTAACAACGCCCACAGCCGCGCCACCGGCCATCAAAAGAAATTCCCACCACTCGCTAAAGGCCACTGCCCGAATCATCACAAACTGCGCCCCAGCTATAATGAATGCCGTCAGTATCGCCAGCCGGTAATGCCCGCCGGTAACGTTTTGTTGCTGGAACGCCAGCGCGAATACGGTTACAAAAGCTGACAGGAAAAGCGTCATTCGTCTACCGCCTTCAGTTCAGCGCTCCCGCCGCCACAGTAATCGCAGTACCACACAAGCCTCTCGTTTAAGTGGTCGACGTCCGGTTCACACGAGTCGCAAGCGTCTTCCTCTACCCAATCCCAGTCGATATTAAAAATACCGCTATGCTTGCCTGACACTTCCACGATAGACCCACCTTTTGTTTTGTAAGTACCCTTTTTCATTTTGTCATCCTTTCGTGTGCGTGTTTCAATCGTTGCATGACCATGCCGACAACCGGAATGGACATGGCGTTTCCAGCCATTTTGTAACGTTGCGTGTCGGAGATGGTTATTTCATTGTTGTTGTCGTCTATCCCTTTTACCGTCCAGTCATCGGGGAACCCCTGCAAGCGCGAAACCTCGACGGGAGTTAAGCGACGCACGTTGTTTACTAGCTGATAGTTATGCGAGGCTCCGGAACGCAGGGCTGCCGTATTGTTGCGCGGCGTCCTGGTTCCTGATTTATTTGTGTGGATGATTACGGGCAGTTTTCCATGCTGACCTTGAGACGCGCGAATACAGGGCGACATATCGCCGGAGTTTTCAAACCCACGTTTTGAGTGGGATATTCCGCATTGAATAGACGGCGCCGTGTTATCTACTCGCGGTATCATCGTTCTTTTTCCGCTTTCATCAATGTTGAAATCGCTTTTTGTGATAGGAAATATTTTGGGTCTGGGTTTTTTTCGAGTATGTCCCGCAAAGTAAATCCGCTCTCTATTTTGGGGGAGAAACCACCTTGTATTAAGAACTTGCCATTGACAGTCATACCCCACGTCGGCGAACATTTTAATTGTCGCGTAGAAGTCGTAACCTTTATTAACGCTGAATAACCCTTCAACGTTTTCAGCAATGAAATAGTCGGGTTTTTTATCCCAAAGGATTTTAATCGCCTCGTACAGTAGCCCGCTTCGAGTGCCTTCTTTTTGTCCCTCCCGCTTACCAGCGACGCTATTCGACTGACAAGGCCAGCCAAAGACAAGGCAGTTGAAATCCGGCATTTTTCGGGGAACAAGTTGTTTTGCGTCATGGTCTATTTCCCATCTCTGATTAAAATTAAATCGATAAACAGCTCGCGCGTATTTATCAATTTCACAGGCTCCGACGCATTCCCATCCGATGTCATATTGTCTGTTTGCAAGCTCCGGCGCCCCGATGCCGCTGAACAATGTATAGAACCGCACATCAACCCCCCTCCGGTAACGCAGA